GGCCTAGCGTTTTACGCAGGCGTTTCATGAAGAGTTGGAAGGTACGGATCGACACGGAGTAGTCGTCCGGCAGGTGTTCGTCATCGTAGGTTAGCGTGACGAACGTATTACGGGGGTGCATTTGGGCTTCATGCATACAACGCATGGCCCAGTCCCCCGCCCGATCAATTCGGCAGCCTATGCAGTTTCCGCAAGGCAGCTTGATCGGGTTAGTGGAGTTAAGCGCATATTTTGGATTGAAGACGAGCCTACCCCCAGCCTCTTTCGAGGCTGGGGTGAAGCCCGTCATGGGGTAGTAGCAGGGCATTAAAGGCGGATACCGCCTCGCATGGGTGTGCCCATATTGTTTCGGGGATTTACCCGTTCCGCTGTGCGGCTAAACAGTTTCTTGGAGTGCTTGTTGGACATTTTGGAGCGCTTGGACATTTTATTACTCCTTCGGAGTTTTGAGTATAGACACCAGAGAGAATGGTGTCAGTAGGGATATAGACATCAAGTAAGACATATCCCTGAAAGATGCTCACCAAGGAAGAGGATGAGCTAGGCGAGTGGGGGGTGCCCCCCCACTCAAGAACCCCCCGTTCCCCCCTTTTAAGGGGGGTAGGAGAGGTTTTTTGAGTAGAGAGGCAGTTTCGTAGGTTTAAGGAAGATTCCTTTGTTGGGGGCCCTGTGGGCCCCCTTGCCCCCCGGTACGCATACTAGGGAGAGTTTGTTGTAAGGTTTTAGGGTTTGGTGGGGGGTTTGGCGGAAGATTCCGAGTCTGGAGCGTCCGGTGGGCTTGTGTTTGTAGACGGTCGTGCGATTGCGAGACCGAGTTTGACTGCCTCATCGCTATTGGCCGAATCGGCCATGAACGCGAGGAATTGCGACGGGTCGTTTTCGAACCGGTCGCGGGTTTTGGACGGCAAGGAGGCGAAAGCCTTGGTTGCGTCCATTTGGATCTGGACCGCCGCCTGATAGTCCAGATCGTCGGGCAGATCGAGATAGGCACCTTTCTGAGCGTTGGCCGAAATGTGCTTGAGTTGGCCGGTGGCCGAGTATTGTTTGAGAATGTTGTTGATGTCGCACTCAGCGACGAATGATTGTTTGACACGGCGAGGAGGCGTGTAGACCTCGCCAGTGGTGGGGTTGACCAGCTCGCCGGTATACCGGACGGACTGGTGAGGACGGAAGAAGCACTGGAGCGGAGTGTGCTCGACCAGTAGGTCGGGCTGCTGTGACTTTTTCATAGCTATTTCCTTATGTCGATTTCGAGAGACTTGTTGGCAGGACCGCCGAGCATACGCATAGGCCAATCAGCCCAGCCCGGTTTGTAGGTGGTTGGATCGGCCTGATGCTTGCGGAAGGCATCAAGGACGTTTTGACCGATGCGATGAATAGATCCGAGGTTTCGGCCAAGGGTCGAGTCGCCGGTCAGTTTGCGGTCCGCGAGCTCGCGCTGAGCGAGAGCGGCCGCAGAGTTGTTTTGATTAGAGATGCTTTCGTACATCGCTTTCATGGCGGCAGGATTGTCCGCCGAAGCGATTACGTTAGCGGTCTCAGCATTGGCCTTTGCCGCCTGAGCGGCAGAGGTAGCAGTCGTTTGATTGTTCATGGCTTGGACAGTGGCTTGGGTGTCAACATTGGCCTTGTCGAGTGCTGCCGCAGTGACGTTTTTATCGGTGGATGACTTGACTTGGTTGAGTTCAACCAAGCGTTCAGCACCTTTGGAGGCCGAGGTTACGCCCTGTCCGATGCCTTGCATCGTGTTTTCGAAGCTGGCGCCCGCGGACTGTCCTTGGGCGCCAGAAGGTGAGGAAGCCCCGCCTTGCTGATAGGCGAGAATGGGATTGAGGCCGGCGGATTTCATATCCGCCATGCCTCGTTGATATTGGGTGTTGGACATTCGTTCCTGAAAGTCCATTTGCGCCTTGGCTTGAGCAGCGGAGAACTGCATTTGCTCCCGAGCCATTTGGAGGTTCTGAGCGTTATTAGCCGCCGAACCGGCGGAGCTGAGCGCCCCGCCAGCGAGTGAGCCGATAGCAGAAATACCGGCCCCGATGATTGGTCCCCACATGGCTAGAAGTGGTCGATGAGGCCGGGGACGCCGTAGAGGGGCATCGGGCGGGCGCAGCGGAGCTTGAAGTACGAGTCGAAGATGAACTGGGGTTCAGTGAGAACCGCGAGCACGCGTTCGAGTGGTGGTTTGTCCTCGATGAAGGCCGCATCGAGATGGGGAAGGGCCGCGAAGTCTTGGGCGAGATGCCAAGTATCGAGAGACTGGGGAGCATTGGAGCGCATTTCGCCGGTAATGAGCGAAGGCTTGTAGCGGTATTCGGCGAAGCGTTCCTGATAGCCCCAAGCGGCTTCGTCGTCAGCGGGTGCGACGGAGCCTTGAGCGTAGATTTCCTTATTGAGTACCGCCTGTTCACCGATCATGGAGAGGGCAGGCCAGTAGAAATCGAACTTGGTACGACGGGACCACATGCGGTTGAGGCCCTGCTGATAGTTGAGATCGGCACGGACGGCGCATACGCCGATTATAATCGTGTGTTCCGTGAACGATTTGCTGAACCCGTGACCGTGGATAAGGCTGGTTCCATAAGCGGCCAGATTGCCCTGAGGCGTGGGGGTGTACCCGCCGGCACTCGGTGACCCGGAAGTCTGGGGTACCTGATAGAGCTGGACGGGCGTTTGTCCGCCGCCCAGATATTCGGGCCGCTGGAGTCGAGCGTCGGGCGATGTGACATTGAAGTGGGCACGGATAATTTCCGTATACCTTGTACCACCTCGCGCGTCGCGTTCGTAGAGCTTCTGGACCTGAAAGGCTTGGCGAAGCTGGTTGATGGTCGCGGCGGTCGCCTGAGTCAGGTCGGCCTCGAGATTACTCGGGAAGACGTTGAAGGCAGAGGTATCGCCAGCAACGCTAGAGGCATAGAGAGCGCCTGCATTTACACCCATTGCCAGCTGCGAAGCTATCGCAGTGCCATCCGCGTTTCTCATATAAAGCGGAGTTTGGGCGCCGAAAACAGTCTCGCCGGAGAGAGCCGTCCTTACTGGAGCGGACGTCCCCAACGGGATGTCGACGCCGGGGCCCTTTTGAGGCCATGGCAGAGAGGATGTGAAATAGTCATGTCGCTTGCCGCGACGTAGCAGTGAATATGTAGATGGTAGGTCGGGACCGTCACCCTTAGGGACGGCGACGCTATCTTGTAGGTTCTGATCACGGAACCATTCGTTCCAGATAAGGTTGTAGGCTCGTAGCTGCAAGCAGCTGTGAGAGAGACCGGGAACCAGAGTAGGCAGCCCGAAATAGTCATAGATAGAATTCGTGGCATAGCCGGTCACCGCAGTGGAGACCATCTGGGGAACCAGAAAGTCCGTTGAATCATTTGGGTTGTTTTGTTCGCCCATGAACTTCTGGAAGTTGTCCCAGACGAGACGCATGGGAACGGCGAAGAAGAAGGTATTCAGAAAGACGTTATCCATGAACGGATGAAGCGGCGTAGCGAGCCGGGCGAAGCCGGTCATGGAGAGGTTGAAGGTGTCGCCGGGCAGAGCCTCGTCGACAAAGATTGGAATGAGCTGACCGCTATCGAACGCGGTTTTCATTCCGTGGGAGCGGTCGAAAGAGGACCGAGGGATTTCAGCACGAGGGACGCGGCTGAAATCGTGGCTCATGACAGAAGGCATTTTAGACATTGTTAGGCGTCCTTTCGCTCGGAGAAGTCATAGGGGATGGTCGGAGCTTGGATTTTGACGAGGGCGATCGCGTCAACGACGTGGCGGAGCGGGGATTCCGCTTCAAAGAATCCGCGAGAGTCGTCGTACGTGCCGCAGCAGTACAAGACGTAGTCCGTGGGGTGCCGACCAACAGTCGTATTTGGGTCGGCGACAAGGTCGCTGATTGAGCGGATCGCAGCTCCGTCGGTGCTGCTGAAGAAAGGCGGATGATATTGAAGCGCCTTATTATCGAATAGAGTGTACGCATTGAGTTTCACGTGAGTGTCCTTTTTAGAGTTTTGAGCTTTGAAAGCTTGATTTCCTCCCTTACGCGTAAGCGCGACGGCGTGTTGTCTCCGCGCCGTGGGAGGGAGTCCTTTTTACGTCGGCGTTTGATTTTCGATAGCGCCTCCTCTGAGAGTTTCTTTGCGTAGTATTGAGGGACACGATGTTGGATCCCGTCGACGACGAGGAAGTCGGACGGGAAGCAGTCGTCTTTGAATTTCTCATACCAGGATGAACCGATACCTGGGCGACGTGATTGGAGAGCGAATTCTGATTGAGTTTCGACGACGAGATTAGAGACGGGGTGAGTGCGAAGATAGTGGGTAGATGCACGTTCCCCGTTAATTTTCTTCATGACGTAGCGGGCGACATAGCCCGCAGATTGGTAGGTGACGTCGCCAAGCGACGTGAAGCCGAGGCCCCAAATTTTGTCGAGGGTGGAGGAAGTGTAGAGTTGATCGCCCTGTTCGTTCTTTTTCCAAAAGACCTTGTCGCTGAAATCATGATTGAAGATCAGCGCATGATAGTGGGGGCGAAGAGTTTGGGGGCCGTACTCGCCACAGGCGTAGAAGCGGACTTTTTGGCCTAGCGTTTTACGCAGGCGTTTCATGAAGAGTTGGAAGGTACGGATCGACACGGAGTAGTCGTCCGGCAGGTGTTCGTCATCGTAGGTTAGCGTGACGAACGTATTACGGGGGTGCATTT